TTGTTGTCCCTTGCTACTACCAAATTCACTAATAATTTGACCTTTTCGACCCAATTGATTCACTTTTATAAGATTTTCGTATTCTAAATCGACATGAAGAATATCGGCAATCTGGCCTCCAATATCATTTACTTCTACTAATACATATGCATTATTATATCTTTTTCCAATAGAACGAACAATCGAAGGTAATACTAAAGGTGAAACTATATTATTACGATATTTTGCAACCACCTTATATGGCATCTGAGTAACATCTATTACGGTTACTGCACTATAATCTTTACCCTGACCTCTAGAGGGATCCACACACATGAAGTAGACATGATCCTTGGTTTCATCGTCTATCTGTTTTATAGCATCATCATATACCCAGAATCCATCTTTATTTTTAATCTTTGGTGGACTATAGACCATCGTATTTAGCTTAGTTGATGATATCAGTGTATTACTAGATCCAATGAAATCACATTCAAATTCCTGCTGGAATTGTCTTTCTGATGTATTTTCAATAGTCTTCTTTTTCCACTCTGGACTTCTGAGTGGTCCGCCTGGATATTCGGGAACCTGATGCCAATGTACCTCGACTGCTGCATATTCATTTATGTGATTTATTGCACCCTTCCAAAAATGGTAGAACATATTTAGACCATTTGGAGTAGAGATTATTATGACCTGTGTCGTCTGACCCGCAGTAATGGTGGGATATACGGAATTAAAGAATTCTTCAGCAATGCCTGGAGGGACATGTGCGAACTCGTCCAAAAAAATTATATTAAATGAACCACCACGAATGGCAGATGATGATGTGGCTGCTGCAAGAATACGAGATCCATTTTCTAATGCGATTGAACCTTTATTCCATTCAATGACACCTTGCTGTAGCCACCACGGTAAATGTTCATATGCTTCCTTTACTCTAGCAAGAATTTCTCTAGATGTTTGAAGCTTATTTGCCAAGATAGCAATATTCATACTTTGATTAAATAAAACTTTATGCAATAGATAGCAACAAGCAACCGTTGTTGTTTTTCCACTTTGACGAGGCATTTTTCCAATGACAAAACGATTATTTTGTAAAGTATGAACCATTCTCTCTTGAAAGTCATAAAGATTGAAGGCAACCAGACCTTTATCCAGAGATACTACTTTGATATATTTTTTGGCAAAGTAAATTGGATCATTTGCACATTTTAAATATTCTTCAACCTGCTCTTTGGTGAAATCTAATTTCACTCCAATGGGTTTAATATTTTGATTTCTTAGATAGCCTTTTTGATTAATCATCTTGGGTGTTCTCATCATCTAAATCTTTATTCTGACTTCTAGATTTATTTAATATATTCTGTAAATCAGTAGTAGAACCAACATAAATTGAATTGTTTGTTGTATTGATATTTGTAATTTTTTCTTTTTCTGCATCATTCGTTTTCTTGTGAATGTCTATAAGATCTTTGTTTATATCACTTATAGTTTTTAGAAGTAAAGATGCAACCTCATAGGCTCGCGGGGAATCACCAGCAATAGCAACTTTCATTATGCCATCTATTGCTTCCATTCCAGTATGAATCATGTCTTTTATATTTTGTCTAGCAGTTTCAAAATCACTATGAAGTAGATTTTCTCGTTTTTCTCTTTTTATTTTTTGTAATTCTTTTTTATCTATTATTGTTATTTCTTTAACAGAAGGTTCATATTCTATATTTAATGCTTCTGATATTTTTTCTTCCGACATTATAATCTCCATGTTATTGTGTTGGCTGCATAGTTGCCTGTATAGCCAAAGTCTTCAATCAGTGTGTCATTTCCAGCAGTTAAACCTCTAAACACATTTACATCAATATCTTGTATCAATGTGCTTGGTGATTCTTCTTTAATCTTGGCATATAGATATGTTTTTGCAGTAAAATCGAAAACACTAGTAATGCTTCGTCTTGTCTGAAAATCACCTTCATAATCTTCGGTAGTATTGACAGCATTTAGTATAATTGGAACTGTTACTCTAGTATTGAGTTCATTTAAATTTAAACTTATATTGAATTCTGGAGTAAAGTTTGGTAATATCTGTTCCACAATTTGTAGATTGTCGTCGATATTTCTGGAAAAAATATATAAACCAAAATTTATATTATAAGGAACTTCTGTCCAGGTCTTCTTCAGAGTATTATTTGTTTGAGAATATACTGTTTGTAATTTATTCAATCTACGAGTTGGATCATACATCATTGATGTGATATCAAATCCCATCATCGGCAAAGTTATTTGAACATGGGTTGTATTAGTAATATCGCTATCGGAAACTAACCTTCTATAGAATTTCTCTTTTGGGCCATATGTTAATGGAACTCTTATTTTTTCATTGATTTGATCATTTTCATCATATCTTTCAACATATAATTGATTAAAAAGAGTACCAAAAGATATTACTAATTTCTTAATTGATTTATTATAATAACTTGAATTTATTCCAAACATTAGTAATTGCCTTCCGAGAATGGATCAGTTTCAGTAAAATCAATAATAGTGCTTCCTTGGTGTTGAATATCATCATTGTCTTGTGATGATTTTTCAGTTTTTGGTTCTTGTGGTATTACTATATTCGTTGTCTCTGTGTTGGAGATATAGTATTCTATACCCGTGTCTTTACCTTTCACTGTCATCGTAGTACCATAATTAAATGTTCCAACCTTGTTTGTCATGTATAGTGCATTATATGTTGTACCATAATCTACTTCTAGTAGAGTAGCTGTAGCAGTTGCATTTTGATATGTTGCCGTAGATCCAGTAACACCAGATACTTGATATATAATTTCTGCATTCGTAAATGTTGCACCTGTTATCCCAGTTATACTTCTAAGATACAGATAAAGTTTAGTTACATTTTCTTTTCTATCAGATTCAACATTATCAATTTCTGTAATTCCAGTATCAAATTCTTCATTGCTATATGTAAAGAGTTCACAAGATAAGACAAATGTATTTAATGTTCCAAATTGATAGAATGGAATTTCATCTTCTACGAAATTTATTTCATATATTGAACCACTGAGGGGAATATAGATTAAATCTCCTTCTCTTGGATATAATATAGAAGTTTTTGTTGATATTTCCTGTTTAAATCTTGTTTTAGATAAACGAAATGTTGCCCTATTATTAATGGCAATGCCAAATTTAGTAATTATATCCTTTTGACCTTCAAAGGCTTGTATATTTTCAATATACATTTCTATGGTATATCCATAAGAAAATTTACTCTTGGTATCTTCTCCAAATAAATCATCTCGTTTGACATACTCTCTGGGAATATAAATCATATCCCTTCCCATAGTCTTTATAGTTTCTATGGTTAGATCATCTAATAATTTATATTCAGAATAGCTATCTTTAAAGAATGGATTTACTGCCATGTTTTATCCCATCGAAAAATCTATAGGCAATTCATAACTATTTAATAGTTCATTTTCTAATGCCAGTATTTCTTGCTGTGCCTCTGCATATATTTGTGCTCCCTTTAATGTGATTCCACCAGGCAATTGAACTCCATCATATTTTGCCATATTTGAACCCCATTGTCTCTTGATAAGGGCAGTGAGATATTTTTTCAATAGACGATCATTGTATATCTCTTTGTATTTTTCAGGATCAAGAAGAACAAATGCTTCAATTATCGCATATACACCTTCTTGGACATCTGACATTGTTCCGTCGATATGAATTCTGTTTGTTACCTTACTAAATCTAATTGGTTTTTCTGGTTGAAAGAAATCCTGAATCAATTTAATATATCTTTTAGCAGAATCATAGCTTGCAACACCCAAAGATGGAGTACCTGCAAGACCTCTATTGATTCCGAAATAATCAGTCAATGCCAATTGATAACGAATATCAAACATATCAATTGATGAAAATTGATTAAATTGAAATATTTTTATTACGCTAACAATATCATTACCAGTAGGGCCATCACCTGTTGGCCCATTTACTGGACCCAAGTCTGCAATATCAATGTATTTTCTATCAATTTCTGCTTGGGTCATAGGATGGGAAAAGTAAGCTTTTTCGACACCATCAAAGTGTCGTTCAGAAAAGAATTCCAATGCTTCATCTAGACGGTCTTCGCATTGTTGATAATCAACATTGATTTGGATTACAGGGTGACCCAAATTTCTAAGTGCGTAATCAATTATGGTTTCTCTTGAATTTGGTGCTGCCATTAAAAATCTCCTTATTATTTATAAGGAGACTTATTTGATTTTAATATTTTATTTTATTGTTTAGGCGGAGGAATATGTAAATTGATCTTCACCTTCTCTATATCCTTATATTGCATGTTTTCAATATAGTGTCTTCTGGTTATTGGTGAGGTAGCTTCATCTGGCGTTGCAGGGGTATAGTTAGTAAATCCTGGCATATGCAATGGACAGTTCAATTTAGGATAATCTAATTTACTGTATTCTCCACCCTGTGCAGACAACCAAGTACCTTGTCTATCTCCACACCCACACCCTCCACAAAAACTTTGGCCTGGGGTAGAACTTTGTTTGAGGTATTCGCAGGGTGGAAGCACCCCTCCATCACTATTATTACCAAAACAACTCAATACGCGCAATTGCTTTGTTGCTTTGCTCACCTTTTCATTCTTAAGACCTCTTGAGGTGAGTGCAGTAGCAAAACTCTGAATCATATTTAATTTTTTAACAATACCATTTGATTCTTGTTTAATTTCTTGTTTACGAAAGGAATCATTATTATTATTATCACTCATGTTTTTATCCTTATTACAAGCACATCCCATAATACCTCTTTTGTTGATTCATGTCAATACTATTTTTCTAAAAAATCTACAAGATAACAATGATGTAGGTTTTGCTAATAAAATTCTGCCATAATTTCCTATATCATATATGCCAGTATATACTGGATTTTCGGAAAAATATTGTGTGTATATGAAATCACTATACGATGAAGACGACATATATGTTCCAGATAATTCTAATATATCTGCTAAGTCTATATTTGTTATTTGTTGTTTTGCTAAAAACATTAATTCATTTATTGATGGAATATAATAGTCAACAAAACCTTTTCTATTTTTTCCTACTATTGTATTTGTTGTTTTACTCTTGATACCCGAAAAAGAAAAGGCATTTCCATAGCAATTATAGAATCCATCGTATGTAGATAATAGATAATAATCGGTATTATCTGGTTCATTTGACGAGAATAATGATGTATTAAAACTTAAAGGTTCTACAAATAATGCAGATCTTGTATACTTATCACCATGGCCTGATGCATCTGATTTAAAAGTAGAAGAATATCCAAATTGTTTAGAACCATATATTTCAGATCCATTTGGACTTAATGGTGCGCCTGAATCGAAAATTCCAATATAATAACCACCTTTGTATAATTGACCAATTTCCAGTTCAAGAGAAGTGAAGTCCTCTTCAGTCATTGACTCTGGTTCAACTTTTCTTGCACTCTTTATTGGTATTTGTGGCTTATGTGGATTATTGTTACATAATTCAGTTTCATTATCTATTGTAACCCAATAACCATCATGACAAAAGAATTCAGCAGTCACTTCACAATCATATGAATATCCATTAATTCCATTATCAATCAGCCTATAGCAGCTGCCATATGGTATTGCTTGAAATAAATGGGAACCAGATGCTATGATTGATGCTAAATTACCACATTGATATGGAGAGGTAGTAACTATAGTAGATAAAATAGCAGGAGGACAGACTGTTCCTGTAGAATATGAAGATGGATGTGTCGAAATACTTTTCAATTCACATTCTCTTGGATTACAAACATTTTCACAAGATAATCCAACAGGAAATCCATTTATATCATAATCAAAATAACAGCATGATCTTGGTAATCTTACATCAATCTCACAGGGAGGAAGAAGTTGTCCAAGATTTTGAGTTGGATCTGATGGTGATGGTGGCGGTATGTCCAATACTAGAGATTTATAACAATATGTTCGTACAGTTGCAGCGTTTGCTAGGGGTGTAGTTGGGTCTGGACAAGTACCAGCAGTCCATTTTCCACCTATTCTTTCACATTCACAGCTTGTTATATTCTTCAATCCAAAATTATTTAATGCAGCGGATGGAACGATGTTGGTTGTACAATACTGATCAACTGGCATCATTGCTGCAATATAACTTTTATAATTATTACTTTCTTTTGCAATGGAACATGCACAACAACATCCTAAAACACTGGTCCCCCCACCCAGTCCTGTAGATGAAGATATATCTGCACAATTTACAGTTGATAAATCTCCATATTGAAAATTGCCACCAGAAAGATAACAATCTAATGGCGTAGAAAGGGTAGCTACAACTCCTGCGGCCAAACTATACTTACAGCATACTCCTAGTTCTTTTGATACTGCGGAGTTTATTTTTGATATTATATCTTTTTGTGATGTTCTAAACTGAACAGACATTTATTGGATACACTCCTCAAATCCACCAAGAGTACCATCATTGACGACTGGAACACATTGATATGTACCATCACTGTTATATATCTTAATATAGATTATGGATACTGCATCTATTGGATCAAAAAACAATTGACCATTATTTAATACGGGAGCAAATGGGAGTGGTGGTTGAGTCTGACATCCTACTACTCGTCTTGCAAGTTTTCTGCAAATATAATCCCCAGGATTAGTTCCTGGTGGATGGATAATACAATTTTCGATATTGCCGGCAGGAATAGAATAGTAGATAGCTTTACGACATTCATTATATAGACATGGATCAATATATGTCATACATTGAGATTTACATGGATCATATGGTGCTACCCAATCACAGCCCGATGCACCACTGCATCCACCATATGTTATACCAAATGCATCTGCCCCCCCTGTGCCTCCATAGTCAGGAGCCCATTCACCACCACCACTTTCGGGTTGTCCAGGTGCATTCTGAGTTGTTCCTAGTTCTTGACAGAAAGTTGTAATACTTGCTGATGTAGAAGTATTACAAAGAGGTAAACCATCCACTGGGCATATACTTGTCCCAGTACCACAGCAGAATTCTGCGTCGGTGAAAACATTACCACATAGGCTATTTTTATATATGTTCTTTAGGACAGTTGAATTTGTTCCATTACATGTTAATTGATCGCATAGACTAGTCCAACCGACCGGCAAGTCAGTACACTCGTTGTTGGTATTAAAACAACTGCTTGAGGACGCCTTGGCACATCCGTTAAATTTTGTATGGTAACAGCATTGCGCAAAATCTACAAAATTAGTAGTAGTCCATTTATTTGGACCAGAAGTATCACCACACATCTTATAATCTCCACAAGTAAGAGGATTACTACTCTTATCATTCGGTGCTGGAGGACAAACCTTTGTTTGAACCGTCATTTTATTATCTTTTGTTCTATTATAGTCACATATAGTATATTTTTCACAGCAACATGGAGAAGGAAGTGTATTACAGGGTGCTGTTGTTGGTGATGTTGGTGATGGTGATGTTGGCTTCGGAGTAGTTGCTGCTGTAGTCGGAGTAGTTGCTGCTGTAGTCGGAGTAGTTGCTGCTGTAGTCGGAGTAGTTGCTGCTGTAGTCGGAGTAGTTGCTGCTGTAGTCGGAGTAGTTGCTGCTG